GCAACGTCAATGGCTTTATAGCGCATGAACTAGCAGAGGTTGTACCAGAGGCGGTCACTGGCACTAAAGATGCAATGATGGACGAAGAGTATGAAGTGACAGCAGCTACCGACACAGAAGCAGCAGTCATGGGTACACGCTCTGTACCTAACCTACAAGGCATTGACCAAAGCAAATTGGTTCCACTATTAACCGCAACAATCCAAGAGTTAATTGCTCGTATTGAAGCACTGGAGAATGTGTAATGGCTTCTAAAATAAAAGTAGACACGCTTGAGACAGCAAATGGCAGTGGCACGATAGCGTTATCTAATCAGTTTAGCGGTATGAGTACAGCTAGTCTGCCAGCGTTAGGCTCTGCTCAGATGCCAGCTGGCTCAGTGATTCAAGTTGTTACTAAGGAACACACCCAAGCAGTAGGAGTTTCCACTAGCTCTACTAGCTATCAAGCATTAGGTTCATCTTTTCAGTTAGCCATTACGCCAAAATATGCAAACAGTTTAATTATCTGTGAAATTCATGTAGGTATGCAATATAACAGCACAGCGGCTTCTGCTATTATTTCTGTAATTACTAAGGCAGGAGCAGTAATGAACAGTTCTATATATGGAAGTGCATATAACAGAGTCAATGGGTCAGGATATTTTGGCAGTGTAAGTTTGCGTGAATTTAATGTAGCTGGAGGTACATCAGCAATTACTTATGGCATGTCTTTTAAAGCTCAACATGGAACTAGCGTACATGGCTATTATGACAATGGTGCTTACAACATAACTTTAACCGAAATCAAACAATAGGATAACATCACATGACAGATAAAGTCGCAGCACTACACTCTTTAACACCAAACGCCGAATGGATTCTCCGTGGAGATGAATTAGAGTGGTTGGATACCGAGCAAACTCAACCAAGTGACGCAGCAATCGCAGCTAAGATTGTTGAATTACAAGCAGCCCATGACGCACTAGCCTATGCCAGAAGCCGTCAAGAAGCCTACCCGTCAATCCAAGATTGCATCCATGCCTTGTTGGATGGTGGTGATACCTTGACTGACTTACAAGCATTGCGTACTGCCGTTAAAGCAGCTAATCCAAAGGGGTAGGTTATGACTACTACTATAACGGGTACAACGGGTGTCAATCAGATAACCGATGATGCTATTACAGCAGGTAAGTTGCCTAACGGCAGTGTCACCCAGTTCGTTAGAACTACAGGCAGCACTGAAACTTCTACCACATCTACAAGCTATGTTAATACAAACGCATCCGTAACAATTACACCGATTTCTGCATCAAGCCATATTTACCTTAGCCATACTGCGGGAGGTCTAGCAACTAACACTGGAGGGCAGATAGGTTTAAAGATAATAAGAGCAATCAGTGGTGGAGCAACAACAGATATTTATGAGTCTAATAGATATGGTTATGTGAGTACTAGTCAGTGGGTTCCTATGAACTGGGCAGTTATAGATGTAGACGAAGCACATAACACAACAAGTGCAATTACTTACACCATACAAATTAGAATGAATGGCAGTGGCGAGATTAGGCATTGTGATGCTGCTAGTTGGAACTTTGTAGCTATGGAGTTTGCACAATGAGCTATCTAGGCAGGTCAGCAAAGAAGCCAGCTATCGTTTAATGTGGTCAGCAAAAACGAAATGGTAGGAGAATTAGCATGAGCCTGTACAGAAACATTGCAGCCAAAAAGAAACGCATTAAAGCTGGCTCTGGCGAAACCATGAAGAAAGCAGGAATGAAGGGCAGGCCTACTGCTAATGCTTTTAAACAAGCTGCTAAGACAGCAAAACCAGTTAAAAAGGCTAAGAAATAATGGCGTTAATTCCGTTAGACCTACCAGCGGGTGTTTATCGCAACGGCACTGATTTGCAAAGCCAAGGGCGGTGGCGTGATTCTAATCTTGTGCGCTGGTTTGATAACACCTTACGGCCTATAGGCGGCTGGCGTACACGCAGTAATACGCCAAGTGCTGGTCAAGTGCGCGGCATGAAATCGTGGATTGCTAATAATGCTGATCGCTGGATTGCGGCTGGTAGCTATAATAAATTATATGCGTATAGCGGTGCTGGCGTTCAATATGACATAACCCCAGTAGGTTTAACGGCTGGTAATGAAAACGCGCTTAACCCTGTTGGATTTGGTACAGCATTTTACGGGCGTGAATACTATGGTACAGCAAGACAAGAAGCTGTGACTATTACGCCTGCAACAACATGGTCGATGGATTCTTTTGGGCAATTTCTAGTGGCCTGCTCAAGTACAGATGGTAAGGTTTATCAGTGGCAGCTAAACCCTTCAACAAAAGCCGCAGTAGTAGCCAATGCACCCGTTAATAATCGCTCTATTTTAGTGACAGAAGAAAGGTTCTTAATGTGTTTAGGTGCTGGCGGCAACCCTCGCCTGGTAAAGTGGTCAGATCGTGAGAACAATACAGTATGGACACCAGCAGCAACAAATGAAGCTGGCAGCTTAGAACTACAGACAACAGGCCGTATTCAGTGTGGTGTGCGAGTTCAGAACCAAGCCTTAATATTGACCGACATTGATGCTCATGTGGCTACTTACTCTGGCCCACCCTACGTCTTTGGCATTGAGCGAATTGGTACGTCTTGCGGAATTGTATCGACACAAGCGGTGGCTGTTGTAGATAAGGGTGCTGTTTGGATGGGTAGCCGTTCATTCTACACCTACAGTGGTGGTGCAGTTAGCGAGGTTAATTGCGAGGTTGCTGATTACGTTTTCTCAGACATTAACCACAGCCAGATCAGTAAAGTAGCAGCCGTATCCAACGCCAACTTTGGTGAAATTTGGTGGTTCTACCCATCAGCAAACTCTAACGAGAATAACCGCTATGTCGTGTTTAACTATAACGATAACACATGGGCTATAGGCGTTTTAGCTAGAACTTCTGGTGTAGATGCAGGCGTATACCGCCAACCTATTATTGCCTCTGCAACCGACAAGAAATTATACGAACATGAAATTGGCTTTAACTACGATGGTGGCGAACCATTTGCAGAATCAGGCCCAATAATTATGGGCAATGGCGATAACGTAATGAGCGTAACCCAGATGATACCCGATGAGAAAACCCAAGGTGATGTTGACGCAACTTTTAAAACTCGATTCTATCCCAACGATGTGGAAAGATCATTTGGCCCTTTCAATATGGCTAACCCCACTAGCCTACGTTTTACTGGGCGACAAGTCAGGATACGCATTGAAGGGGTTAACGCTGATGATTGGCGTGTTGGTATTAATAGATTGGAAGTTATCCAAGGTGGCAGACGTTGAGCATATTAGATCAACCACCAAAGCTAATTAATTTAAACTGGCTTCAATGGGCGCAGCGCACATCAGTCTGGTTGGCTACAACACGAAGTGCTTTACGGCATCGTGGCGCAAGCGAATCAGCCGCAGAAGATGGTGTATTGCTCTGGAATCAGACAGGAGAATACCCCGTTATATCTGTTGATGGTGTTTATGTGCCTGTACAGATTGCGCGTGGTTATACAGTGTCGGCATTGCCCACAGGGGTTATAGGTCAACGTGCTTATGTGACTGATGCGGCCTCGCCTAGTTTTGGTGCTGCGGTATCTGGTGGCGGTGCGGTGGTTATACCTGTATTTAGAAACGCTAGTGCTTGGATAGTAGGTTGACTGAGCTACAACGCTGCAAAGGCTGGATTGAATCAGCTTTAGAATATGGTGGTGGTACGCACATATACGATGACATTGTGACCGCTATCGTTGAGGGCAAGATGCAACTATGGCCTGCTGAAAATTCATGCCTGGTTACTGAAATTACTAAATACCCTAGAAAAAAGGTTTTGCATGTGTTTCTAGGCGGTGGAAATTTAGATGAAATTAAAGGCATGCAAGATGATGTGATCGCGTGGGCAAAAGCGCAAGAGTGTGAAAGTTTAACGATGTCTGGTCGAAAGGGCTGGTCAAAAGCATTAGCAGACATTGGCTGGAAATCCCAGTTAGTGCTATTAGAAAAGAGGTTTTAGAATATGTCTAAGGGCGGCACTACATCAAGCAACACCCAGATACCAGCATATTTAGAAGATGCGGTAAGAGAAAACATCAACCGAGCTCGTGACGTTTCGCAGATAGGTTATACGCCTTACTACGGGGCCGATGTAGCTGCGTTCTCGCCTATGCAACAGCAAAGTATGCTTTCCACTGGAAACGCTGCTAGCGCGTTTGGATTGGCTCCACAAGGATTTGATGCAATGGCTGGTATGCCAGAGGCTCAGACTTTTGCAGGCGGTGTACAGGGTTACTCAAGCGCACCACTTTATGAGCAATCACTAGATAACCTATTTGCCAAATCCCCAGCCCAATACAACGCTATGTCTGATATGTTTATTGACCCGTTTACAGGCGCACGTTCACGCAACAACTACGGCAATGCAAGCCCTGTTATGGGTATGGCTAGATCAGATGGTGGGGGTGATGGTGGTTATGTTGCACCTAGCTCGTCTCCAAACTATACCCCAGCGGCAGATGGTGGAACAGGGTATTGGAGTGGTGGCAAATTAAGCGGTATGCAGACACAAAACTTGTCTGACCCTGAGTTTGAGGCTTATGTTCTTGCTCATGGCTTACCCTCTGATACCTACACAGATGGGGACGCAGTACGCGGTATTGCTGGCAATCTTTTAGACTCAAGCCTGTTTGGTAGTGTCTATGAAAGGTTTACTGGCGACCCATTATCAGGCGGCTCACCAAATGCAATTGTTAGCGATATAGGTACTCAAGCTAGAGCAATTGATGGTGGATTAAACCCAAATGGCGGTTTGCTTGGCAATGTAACAACTACCCCATTGGCCTCGGCTAATATTACTGGCAGTAGTTATGACCAATATGCCCAATCAAGAATAGCAGTTCAAGAAGCCCAACGGCAGCAACTTGCTCAAGCTAGGCAAGAAGCTGATATACAGAGATTATTAGATCAAGAAGATGCTTTTAATGCACAGCAAGCAGAAGCACAGAATTATGCAAATCAGCAAGCAGCAGCAGCACAAAGAATGGCGGCTGAAAAGGCAGCACAGTTAGCGCATGAACAAGCAATGATAGCAGCGCAAAGAAGCACAGTTAATGGTGGTGGTGATGGGGAAGGTGCAAGGCAACGATCTTCTGGCGGATATGGAAAAAGCCAAGCACCAGGCGAAGCTGGTTCACGATTCGGTTTATAAGGAATAATATTATGGCAGGCAACGGAAATGGCGGTGGTTTTAACGTCAACACAGCAGCAGCAGGCGGCATCCAGCAAGCAGGCATTGGTACACAAGGCGAATTAGGCTATCGGCCTATGGCTATTGGCGCACCTAGTCAAGCTAACTTGCAGCAATATACAAACCCTTATGAGACACAGGTTGTGAACCAATCTCTTGCTGATTTAGAACGAAGCCGTCTTATGGCCCAGAATGTCGGTGGCGCACAAGCCAGTGCCGCTAACGCATTTGGTGGTGATAGGCAGGGCATTGCAGAAGCAGAAACAAATCGGGCCTTTGCAGATCAAGCGGCTCGTACAGCATCAGGATTGCGTCAAACAGGCTACCAGAACGCACAGAGCATGGCGCGGCAAGCTAGTATCGCTAATCAGAACGCTGGTCTAGCAGGCTCACAGCAGCGTTTAAACGCATCCAATCAATTAGGCAGTTTGTCTAACCTTGGTTTTGGTATGGGTCAAACCATTCAGAACAGAATGGATCAGCAAGGCGCAATGCAGCAAGCACTACAGCAGCAGTTGATTAACGCAGGCAAACAACAGTACGCAGGCTATACAGGCGCACCAGCGCAGTCGTTGCAGTATTTACTATCGGCAGTCGGTGGCGCACCACCTGTAGGTTCTGTTGATAAAGGATACGAGCCTGGTTTGTTTGATTACTTAACACTAGGACTAGGTATTTAAAATGGGATTATTAGACAACATTGGCACATATTTAGGTGATAAAGAAAATCGTTTAAACCTAGCATCAGGCTTTGCAGGGCTGAGTGGCAATCCCAACGCTGGCAATATACAGCAGGGATTACAGAACCGACTTTCAGTGTTGCAAGATGATCGTAAGCTAAAAGCTGCTACTGAATTGGAAGCAGATAAACTTGCTAGACAATCTGGCATGGCTGCAACGATGCTTGGTGATAAATTTCCTATGTTAAAACAAGCTTTAGCTGCTGGAATTATTACGCCTAGTGATGCTGTTATTGCTATGCGAAAGGGTAAAGACGTTAAAGTGGTTGGAAAATCATTAGTGGATAGTGAGGGTAAAGTTTTATTTACTAGCGAAGATGGTTCTAATGGTGAGACTACAGCCTTACAAACATTAAAAGGCAGAGCAAAAGCGGCAGGGCTTGAAGAGGGAACTGACGCTTATAGACAATTTATGCTTTCTGCTGGCAAACAAAATGGACTATCTTTAACTGTTGGCCCTGATGGTACAGTGACTTTAAACCAAGGTGGTTCAGGTTCATCGTCAAAGCCTCTTTCTGGCAATGAAGGTAAAGCTACTGGTTTCTTTATGAGAGCAGACGCTTCTAATAAGGTAATTACTGAGCTTGAAGATACGGGTACAGAGTTTGGTCAGTGGGTGCTTGGTCAAATACCTTTAACAAACTGGGCTAGAACGCCAGAATTTCAAAAATTAGATGCAGCTAAACGAGATTGGATAAGTGCAGTTTTAAGACTTGAATCTGGTGCTGCTATAGCTGCTAGTGAGTTTGATAATTACGACAAAGCCTATTTCCCACAAGTTGGTGATTCTGCGGCTGTACTTTCACAAAAAAGAACAACGCGAAATCTTATAGCGCAAACACTTAAAGTACAGGCTGGCAAAGGCGTTTCACAAACACCAGTATCAGCTTCCTCATCCAGCCCAACAGTTAAGGTATATGACGCACAGGGGAACTTAATCAGTGGCTAAAATAATTGTAAATGATGAAAATGGAAACATGATTGCTGAGTTTCCCGAAGGTACTTCTGATGCTGTAATTAAAGAAGTATTAGCTAGAGACTTTCCAAAAAATCAAACGAAAGCCCCGTCAGCCGATTGGATGCAGAATTTAAAAGAGCGCGACTATCTACAGCAAGCGCCCTTGACTGCCCAAGCATTAAAGGTAGCAGAGGGCATACCGCTTGTTGGTGGGTGGATACAAGATATAGCAGGCGCAGTATCACCAGAACTTCAAGCAAAAACAAAAGCAGTTTCAGAAGCCAAGCAATCTCAAGACCCCATTGAAAGCACTGCGCTGCAAGTTGGTGGTGCTGTAGTTCCTTCAATTATTGCCGCCCCCGTTGTTGCTCCAGCAGCATTTCTTAATTGGATGTCTAAATTACCAACAGTTCAAAAAATGATAGCTTTAGGCGGCACAGGTGGACTGCTTGGGTTAACAGAAGGTGCAATAAGCGGTGCTGGCCGAGGCGGTGAGGGTGGTAGATTGGAAGGGGCTGTGGAAGGTGGGGCTATAGGTGGTGCAGGCGGTATATTTGGCGGTTTATTACCTCCAGCAGCAATTAAAGGTTATGAAAATCTAAAAGTATCCTTTAGAAATGTTGGGGCAGAAGATATTGCAAAGTCTTTAAATATATCAATTCCATCAGCGCAAGTATTATCAGCTACATTTAGGGATGCTGGCACAGATATTAAGTCAGCCTTGCAAAATATTTTTAATGCTGGCGAAGAAGGGATGCTTGCTGACTCAGGATTTGCAGCACAGGCTTTGCTTGATGCCTCAGCGTCAACAGGTGGCAGAGCTTCACAGATAACCTCAGAGGAAGTTACAGGACGAGCAGCTAGACAAGGTGCAGCATTATCAAACTCTATGGATGATGCTTTAGGGGCGTTGCCTAAAGTAGACGATCAAGCAGCAGACGCTTTGGATATGGCAGAAAATATTGCTTCATCGACAAGAGTACCAAGACAAGAGGCATATGATCTTGCTTATAAAACTCCTATTAACTATAGCGCAAAAGAAGGAATTGAAGTTGAAAGGGTTTTTAACGCACTGCCTGATCGCTTTAAAAGCTCTGCTATTGCTAGGGCTAACGAAAAAGCAGACCTTGTTGCTTATCAAACTGGACAGCCAAAGCCACAACAAATATTGGCCGATGTTGCAGAAGATGGTCGTATTAGCTTTTCAGTGATGCCTAATTTACGACAATTAGATCAAATAAAGCAGGCAATCGGTGAAGTTGCTTTTAAAGAAGTTGATAGTTTTGGGCGACCAACAGCGGATGCTTTAGACGCTGTAAAATGGTATCGAGAAATTTCAAACAGGTTAAAAGAAGCCTCCCCAGAATATCGAAAAGCGGTAGATTTAGGTGGTGATAAAATTAGTTTAGATAACGCGCTTGATCTTGGGTTAGGAATGTTAAAGCCTAGTATGTCCGCAAGGGACGTTGTTAGATCATTAAAAGGTGCTGATGCTGTTGAAAAACAATACGCAAAACTTGGAGTAAGAAGTGCTGTTGATGATTTAATAAACAATGTTAAAGCAACTATTGCCTCCCCTGACATTGACATAAATACACTGCGAACAGTTTTTACTCAGCTATCGTCTAAAAATTCTCGTGACAAAATAAAATCACTTTTAAGTGCGCCAGAAGCTAAACAATTATTTAAAGACTTAGATCAAGCACAAATGTCTTTAGCGTTAAGGGCGGCTGTTGCAATGAATTCAAAAACTAGCATTAGAATAACGCAAAAAGAAATGGTCGATGACATGACTGATATTGGCGCGTTTGCTCATCTTCTAAGGTTAGAGCCAGCAAAGGCAAGTCAAAAGGTTGTTCAGAATGTTACAGGTGAAACAGATGCGCTGAGTGTTGCAGCAAAGCAAGAAATATACACTGACATAGCAAGAGCTTTAACTCAGATTAAAGGCAAAAAGGCTCGTACTGCTCTTAAAGTAATAATGAGAGCATCAAAAGCCGAACAAGTAAGTGATGCAGAACTTAAAGCAGTTAGTGATTTACTGCTTGCTAACTCAGGGTTTGCTTCAATAGGTGCTTTTTCAGAGATCGGGCAATCACAAGTTAATGGGGAACAGTAATGCCAAAAATGTCAGAACAAGATATTCAAAGCGCAATCAAAACGGCAATACAATCAGCCATTGATTACGTTGATTCAGATATTGCAGGGCAGCGTGAACGCGCTCAGAAATACTTTGATGGGCTAGTAGACTTAGACCATGAAGAGGGTCGATCTAGGGTTGTATCTACCAAAGTTCGTGATGTAGTTCGTGGTGCTAAACCAAGCTTAATGCGTATCTTTATGTCTAACAACAAGTTTGTTGAGTTTACGCCCAAAGGCCCAGAAGATGTTGAAAACGCAGACCAAGCCACGGCTTATTGCCATTGGGTATTTAACAAGGTGGGTGGTTACAACGTATTAAGCAATGCGATACATGACTCCCTGGTTAAAAAAGTGGGTGTCGTTAAAGTTTGGTGGAACCAAGAAACCATTGCCAAATCGTACACCTATGAAAACCTAAGTGATGACGAAGTACAGGTATTAGTCAATAAAGAAGGTGTTGAAGTCGTAGAGCATCGACAAGACATTGAAATGGAAATGGATGAATTTGGGATTGATGTAGAACGTAACAGTCACAGCATGGTCATTACGCACAAATACGAAGAGGGCGAAATGGTCATTGAGGGGATTCCCCCAGAAGAGTTTTTCATTGATGGTTCAGCCAAGTCTATTGATGATGCGTATATTGTCTGTCACCGCAGCGAGAAACGCGCAGGCGATCTAGTGGCTATGGGTATAGACCAAGAAGTAGTTGATAACCTAAATGGCTCAGACAACGATTCTTTGATTGGTAACATTGAAAAAATACAGCGTTTTGGTGATGCAGTTCAAGACGATGAAAGCGTGGAGAATGACC